GTCGCCTGGAACCCGCGCAGACGGCGGTGATGCTGGCCTGCATCAAAGCCACCGACAAAGGCCCCGAGACGCTGCCGCCAGTTCATCACAGGTCCTTTACGGCATGGGGGCGAGAGATGCGCCCAGCGCCGCGTTCGGCTTTTGCGATGCGCCGTTCGATATCAAAGACAGCAGCCGCCAATTCAGCATCGGTGCCATACGTCAGGGTCTTGCCATCATAGCTCACAGAGCGCGTGCCGCTGTACCGTGCCGCCAGCAACGCGCTGTGGCGGGATTTGAGATCATCGAGGGTCATAGGTCATTCCATGTATTTTGGCGTGCTTACCCGCCAACCGCGCTTGCGGGGGGCGGCAATCCTTCCGGCTTGAGGCTCGGACGGTGTGTCAGTGTCGGCTTTGGCGGCCGCCGTGATCGTCTCAACCCCGGCCTGTTTCTCGAGCTGCCGCCACATCCGTTCATCGAAGCGGTCAGCACCGAGGATCCAGACAGCGGCCCGGGCGTACACCCGGGTGTCCAGCGCCTCATTGCGTTCGCGCATCTTTTGCCATTCTTGGCGCGCGTAGCCCCGCTTGTTACGGATTGTGACGAGCTGTTCGGCCACCAGCTGCTTTAGCCATTCGCTGTCTGCCCAGTCCGGCAGGTGGATCGTGCCCGCTGGATTTGACACGCCACTGGCGCGGTCTTCATCGCTCGGCCGTTCCAGCCGCAGATAGCGATAGGTCTCCGCCTTGAAAGTGGCGGTGGCCACCGTCCAGAGGCGCGCGCCTCGCTTGAGCTTTCGTCCGTTCACGGTCGCATCAACAAAGGTTGGCCCAGAGACCGGCGTTGTACGGTTGAAGCCTTCCATGCCTTTGACGGGGGCCACCTGTGCGATGCCTTGGATGCGAGCCCATGCGTAGACGGCAGCCGTCTCATACCCTGTGTCGATGGCCAACTTTGCCAGGGGCATGACAGCACCGTGTTCATGAACCCATGTCTGGCCGAGAAGGGCCGTCAGCTTGTCCCAGCAGGCAGGATCGTCCGGCCCGCCGGGGATCACGACGTGATCGACAAGCCAACTTTCCAGCCCACGGCCCCAAGCCCAGACATCTACCTCAATCCGGTCCTTCTGCACGTCCGCCCCAGCGGTCAGAAACAGGCCGCGTGCAGGGATTTGGGCCACAAACGTCTCACGGCGATCCGCGAGGCGCTGCCATTCTGGTGCATCGCCACTCTCGACCCACGTTTCGCCCAGCAGCGTGTTGCGCGCCGCGCGCAGCATTTCGTCCGAGCCTTGGGCCGCCAGCCAATCCCGCGCGATTTGCTCCCAGCTTTTCCAGCCGATCGGCGAATAAAGCGCCGAGAGGTGGAACCCAATCGCGTTCGGGTTGGCTGACACAGCGGTGGCGCGCCACTCACCGCATGCCAGCAGTTCGGTCTTGTGATGCTCGGCGATAGGCTTCTCGCAGCCTGCGCAATGATACATGGCCGTTTCTGGCTGCCCCTTGTCCCAGCGCAGCCGCTCGAACTGCAGCCATTGCTTTTGGTCACAATGCGGGCAGGGCACAAAATAACGCCGCTGATCAGAGGCCTCAAACTCTCGCTCGATCCGGCTGAGCCCACGGATCGTGGGGGTCGAGACCATGAACACCTTACGCCTGTGCGCAAAGGTTGTGGTGCGGGCCTCGGCCAGCGTGACCGGGTCACCTTCCTCGTCTGCGGATGCCGGATAGGCGTCAACCTCATCCAAAAACACATAGCGCGCGGGCATTGAGCGCAGGCCAGTGGCCGAGTTTGCCCCGGTCAACACCAGGATGCCGCCGGGGAACTCCTTGGACAGCATTGAGTTGCCCGCATCCCGCGAGCGGGCCGGGCTCACCTTTTCCCGCAGCGCCGGGCTGTCCTCAATCAGCGGATCAATCCGACCCCGCGAGGTACGTTTTGCCATCTCCAGCGTGGGTAGCACCGCAAGCATTGGGCCCGGCGCGTGGTGAATGACAAAGCCAATCCAGTTATTACCTGCTTCTGTTGCCCCAACCTGAGCGGCTTTCATGAAGCTGATCCTCTGCGCCGGGTGGCGCGGTGACAGCGCGTCCATGATCTCGCGCAGATAGGGCGTGCGCGCGGTGCGGTATTGCCCGGGTTCCGCGCTGGCGCGGGACGACAGCTTGCGATGCGCATCGGCCCATTCCGAGACTGTCAGATCCGGATCAGGCCGGATCCCGCGCCGCCAGATGCGCAGTATGTCCTCAGCACCATCAAAGCCGAGCTCGAGCCCCTCGGTTAGGTCGCCGTCGTTCAGGCTGTGATCATGTTTCCCTTCATCCAAGCGAGACCCTGAGGTCTGCCAGGGCGGTGAGCTGCTCTCGGACATGGGTTTCCAGCACCCTTTGCAGGATCGCAGTTTTGATCGTCACGGGTGCTCCCGATGCCTTCTCCATCTCTGCGGACAATTGCGCAGCCATCAGGGCTGCCACGCGGGTGGGCCAGGTGACCCAGACGTCGCGCTCTTGGCGGGCCAGGCGGAAGACCAGCGCCTCGGCCCGGGCGCGATCGACCAGCGTCCCCTTTTTCTTTTGGAGCGACAGCTGGCGTTCCTGCGCCTGGTAGACTGTCAGCGCTGTGCGGGCTTTCAGGTAGGATGTGCTGTCGCCGGGACCGGAGACTGCGGGGCCGTCGTTGCTGCTGGCCCCGCCAACCCCACCCCGCGCGCGCATCTGCTGATCTGGGTCTGTCATTGCCCCGCGCCGTGCATTCGAGGCGGTAGCATTGATCGACCCGTCCTGAAACAGGACCAGCCGCTTGGTCTTGCGTGCTTTTTGCACCGCCCCGCGTGAGAGCCCGGAATGGTCTGCATAGGCGCGTTCAGACATACCTTCCATGGCGCTGTGATCATCCTCAACATATTGAAACTAAATGATAATAACGATCTTATTCAGTTGATTACACTCCCACATAGAGCGACTCTGGGTGCAGGAAAACGATGCAACTCATCCCCGGAGACAACGCCATGACCACGAAGACCAAAGCCCCCAGCGAAGCCCTGCTGCTGGAGATCGCAGCAAAGCATTTCCACAGCATCGAGACGCTGGAAACCCGCAACCGCGACCGCCTCGACTTCCATGATGTCGCCGTCTGGTCCATCCGCGCGGCGCTCGAGGAGGCTTTTGAGGCTGGACGCCGCGCCGCTTGAATCCCCACACGCCCACACCCCACTCCTGAAAGGACACGCACATGGCCATCGCCACCACTTCTGACACGACACGCATTTTCATCGACCGCAGCCGCTTCACTCAGGCCATGACCGTGCCCGCGCTGCAGGGCCATTTCAACGACATCAGCCTGAACGCTGAGGTCTTCGAGATGGCGGGCCGGATCGGGATCGACTGCCTGACGATCGAGCTGGCCGATGTTGTCTCCGTCCTAAAACAGCACGGGTTCATTTGAGCCCGCGCAAACACCGCAACAAGGAGACAGTCATGAGCACGCGCGCGCAGATCGCCATCGAGATCGGACCCGGAGAATGGGCCCACATTTATTGTCACTTTGACGGCTACCCTGCCCATATGCTCCCAGCGCTGGCCCGCTGGGCGCCCGAGGACATCCTCGCGGCGAAGGAAATCCGTCAAGTGCGCGCGGACGCGCTGGACTGCTTTGATCCGCCCCGCGACCCAGTGATCCTGCAGCGCCCGACCTGTCAGCTCTGCCACCTCTACGTCTGGCGGGACGGGGGATGGATTGAACTCAACCCTGAAGCCCACGCCCCCGAAGGCGCAGCCCAATGACCAATCCCTCCCTGAACTGCCTGTCCGAAGACCACGGAGCCACCACTATGACCACGCACCCCATTCTACCCAGCCGCAACGAGGATTACGGGTTCTTCCGGGCCCTGACTGTTTGCCCGCATCGCGACCGCCGCAGCGCGGAGGTCTGGACGCTCGCCTTGCGCCTGATCGCTGATGCCATTGGCGTCGACAGCGAGGACGAGATGATCGGCATCCGTGATTTCCTCGACAGCCGCATGGGTCGCCACTTCGCCGACGATGTGGTCGGCAACATGACTGGCTGCAACATCGATACCGAGACTGCGATCGCATCCGCGATCCGCCGCTGGCAGGACTGGCGTATCAGCCGCAAGATCGAGCGCTGCGACGGGATCCCCGCAGGGCTGCCCTACTTGACGGGTTGGGTGCAGCATTTCGCCATCGCCTCAGCCATGGCCGAAAGCGACTGACCCAGAACCCGACCCCGACATGCCCATGACGACAGGAGGCCCAGATGCCCAAACTCACCGACACCCAGACCATCATCCTCAGCCGCGCCGCAACGCGTCCTGACAATCTGGCCATGCCGCTGCCCAAGGGGTTGCATGGGGCGGCCGCACAAAAGGCGGTGACCGCGATGATCACACGCGGCTGGCTCGAAGAGGTCGAGGCCAACCTTCGGCGCGGCGAGCCGCTTTGGCGCGAAACAGGCGATGGCCACGGCACCACGCTGGTTGCGACAGAAGCTGGCCTTGCCGCGATCGGGATAGAGCCGGTGGTGGCGACCACCATGAACAATCTGCGCAAGTCCAGACTGGACCTGGCCTCTGCGCCGAAGGATGAAGCCGAAGCGTTGACTGATCCTGTCACGCCCAAGCCGATCGCTATCCGCGCTGGCACAAAGCAGGCGAAGATCATCGCGCTCATTCAGCGGTCCGAAGGCGTCTCGATCAGCGAAATCGTTGAGGTGACCGGCTGGGCTGCACATTCTGCCAGAGGCATGATCTCGGGCGGGTTGAAGAAGAAGCTTGGACTGCCGATCATCTCCGAAAAGGTTGATCAGCGGGGCACCGTGTATAAACTTGATGTGGCCTGACCTCGGCCATTACCTCAAACGCGCGAACAACCTGCGCAGCGCGTAGCTGCGCAGCAGGGATATCCCCACAAAAACTGCGCCCAGCGCCAGATTGTCACCAAGGCTCGTGTGCAAGCCGAACCATGGGAACACGATGATCTGCGTCGCGAGCGCCAGGGCATAGCCCACCACCACATTGGTGAAAGCCTCAATTAGTGATAGGCGGCGAGACTGCATCACGCGGTCAGCCGTTGCGATTTGAGTGTCC